TGCGCTTGCAAAACTTGCGGAAATGGAGAAAAATGAAAAGGTAATCAATCCAACGGCAAGTCGTAAGATCGCAGACGAAGCAAAAGAAATCAAACTTAAGCCGATTACGCTGCTGTTCAAAGTAGATGAGGCGAATGAGTATTTGCGACTTGCTGAATCATTGTATAAGCAATTCAAAGTGGACAATGTCACGGATTTAAGTCTTAAAGTGTTGAAATCAATTAAACGTATAAAATAATTAAACTTAAAACTCTACAAACTATGAAAGTATTAGCAACAGCAAAACCATGCCAGTGGAACGTATCAGATTCCTACCTTAATACAAAAGGTGATTTTTCGAGCCGTGATGAAAAGCATCTTAAGACACTTCGCAAGTTAGTTCCGTCTGGTCAACCAACGCGTCAAGCACTCACCGTTAATCTTAACGGTGTAATAAACACCTTTACGCTTGGTAAAAAAGGTGAGTACTATTCTAAAACTGGGCAATCGTTAACTGGGTTAATGGAAGCAACCGCAGGTTTAGGTAATAATAAAATAACCATCTCCTGATGACTGAAATACAAAAACTACATTCTAAAGGGTTTGTTATTCTGCAAGCCACGCGAGCGAATAACAGCCCAATAGGGTGGAAGCGTAAGACGCAAGTAAAGGGTAAGAATAAATGGGGGTATGTGGAAGAAATGAGCGACCCTTTACTTGCGGTTTACCATTCCACTTTCAATGCGCAGATACTTGCGCGCTCGCATTGCGGATTCTACCTGGGGCACGGTAACCTTTGCTGTATTGATCTTGATACGAAGAAAACTACGCATGAAGCTACGGACGCACTCCGAGCCACCATTGTAAAAGCCTTGGGCGATAAGGTGGTGGTGGAAAGTACTAAGTCAAACGGATACCATATATACTTTTTGTATGATCAGCGGCTGGATAATTGCCCGGATTGGATGAAACTGGGCAAAGCTAATTGGATAGAACTGTACTATTCGAAGCGGTTTATGGCGTGCTGGTTAAGTAATAGTAAGCGATATACGAAGATACATGGTGATTTGTTAACGCTTAAGCCGCTTAGTGCAAAGGATCATACAAAGCTAATTAACTGCTTGCTTCCATATAAGGGCAAAGATGTTAAGTTGGGTAAACGTAAGCAAAAGCCGAGTGCACCAGCAGATAAGGAAACATACGAGCAAGCGGAGGCGTATGTGAAGCAGCTGGAGGACAAAGGCTTGGATATTACTGGTGATAATCCTACGTGGTATAAGATAGGCAAGGCATTCGCAAACGCATTTGGTAGCAACGGATTCGATCTGTTTAACCGTGTTAGTCAGTTTTCTCCACTATACAATGCCGATACAATTCAGACCGATTACGAGCGTTTCGTAAGCGAAGAGGCTACGCCAAAAGATAAGCGCGTTACTATTGCTACGTTTTTTAAGATGTGTGATGATAATGGCCTGCATGATTTAAAGACGCTGGCCACCATCACCACCTTACCGTCCGTACCGAAAGAGTTCGAGCTTGTTATACGTAAGAGTGAGCCAATGGCAGAGCGCGTGCATACACTCGTGGAGCAATTCTTAAAACACGTGGAGATATGTTGCATAGATCAAGCTAGCTTCTATGTGTTTGAGCAGACACATTGGATTAAACGTAATCCAAGGCAAGTGGTGGATATGATAAACAATTTTGTCGATCGGTCGGACGTTGATGATAAGTATAGGCGGCCATTGCGTACGTTACCTTATTTGGATATGGCAATACGCGAACTTAAGCTGATTACTATGCGTGACTCCATTGAGCCGTACACGGGCAATTTAAAGGAGGGCATTTTTATTAATATGGAGAATGGTGTGCTACACGTGGACATGAAAAGTGGTAAACGTAAGTTACTGGATCACGAGAGCAAGTATAACTTTACTACTATTCTGCCGTTTGCGTATGAACCGCTCGCACATTGTAAACGATTCGATACATGGATGAGCACCCAGATACCAGATAAGACGCTACACAATGCATATTATGCATTCGTAGCGAGTTGCTTAACGCGCCATAAGGCTGATATTATTATGTTGCTTGCTGGGGAAACAAGCACAGGTAAAAGTTCGCTGATTGATATTACGCGCAGGCTTATAGGGTTAGAGAACTCAGTGGCTGTAAGCGCGGGTATATTATTCAGCGGTACATCGGAGGCGCAGACACAGGCCATGCAGATGGAGAATAAACTACTTGCATACGATTTCGATAGTCAGCCATTTAAACACTTGGAAATGCTGCTTAAGGTAGCCGCGCAAGAACCGTTGCCGGGCTGGCAAATGCATGTAGCACGTAGACCAGTAGTCAATTATGGCAGACTATTAATCGCAATGAACCCGTATAATTATAGTGTATTCAATCCTGCGGTTGCCCGTCGCTTCATTACTATCAATATGGATGTACCAGTCGTAAAGGATAATAACGTTATGCCTGCTATATACGAAAATGAGCTCGCGGGTATATTTAACCATGTACTGAACGTTGGTGTTAAACATCTGCTGGAGAATAACGGGCAGATAAAAGTCACGGACTCAATGCGCAAGGCAACACTTGATTTTCATACTAAGCAGAAGGACTCTACACGGTGGTTCGAAACGCGCTATCGTTTACTCATTGTACCAACTGATAAGAGTAACAAGTATACATATGAGAGAAAATTACAGTTGTGTAATCCATACATGGAGATAGTATTTATAACAATAAGCGAGATGTATATGCAGTACCGTGCTTGGCTTGTAGATGAAGAGGGGTGGAATGAGAATAAACTACCTATGCGCAAGCATTTTGCTGCTGACTTGAAACTCATTGGTGTAGATGAGATGACTATAAATATGGGGGGAAAAGAGGTGAAAAAAGGTCTGTTTTTGGGGGCTAAAAAATAGTAATCGATGGTCTTTTTTGACGGTCAAATTTTAGTAATCGATCAAAATCTAAGCAACTTTTGTCGCTGCGTGTCTTGTAAAAGTAGTAATCCAGTAATCGAGCAGGTACTTAACTGCTTGATTACTAAGTCGATTACTGGATTACTAAAAAAAAGTTCTAAGAGGTAGGGGGTCTAAAATCCTATAGAAAGCCTATGTAGAGAAATTTTAGTAATCGAGTAATCGACAGAGAAGATGGAGGGGCGCGGCCGGGCTTTTATTTGTCAGAAAAATTGGCTACATTTATACTTGCAAGAACTTATCAAGAAGATTTCAACAGCGAATGACACGTTACACGAAAAAGGATTCAGTTCACAATGAGTAGGGTAACGTCTACTCATTCGCATTTTATATGGCTGCTAAACGTAAGATAAGTAAGGAACATAAAAAACGAGTAATTGAAAACACGAAAGCATATAGATGGAAGAAAGGACAGACGGGCAATCCAAATGGACAGCCTCGTAAACTTCCGAGGCTTGATGTTATACTCACACATGTATTAGGTCATGATGAAGATAAACCAGAAGAGTCATCACCAGTAAACGAAATAATAACAGCGATGCTTAAGCAAGCGAAGAAAGGAAATACAACAGCAGCAAACTTACTCTTGGATAGATTCGCGGGCAAGGTCGCACAAAAGATTCAAATGAGTGGTGGTGTTAGTAAGGAGGATGTAAGTACGTTGTTTCCATTTGCAAAACCTACGGACAGTGATGATATAAAATAACACTATATGTGGTTAGGTATAACTTGTATTGGTATATTTATTGTTTGCTTCTTTGTCTATAGAATGATGCGAAGCGTGAATGAGAACAAATATTAAATGGAAAGGGCCAGCGAAAAACGTAACGCTATAAATGATGGGCTTGTTGCGCTGCGCTCCTTTCCTTTAAATGATATGGTGTCGGGCAGGCCTCTCAATGAAGCACACTTGTCCGGCTCCTTTCCTTTAACGATACTTAAGGTGGTGGGTCATTTAACTAACTGCGTAGCTTCTGTGATACAGGTTGGCCGCACGCCTTACTGAATTAAAGTCTGTTGCTTAGCCTTCGTAGTGGTTGTGACTAAGTATATTTTTTGCAGACTTACTTTTATTTTTTAAACTATGGCAGCTATTCTTTGGTATGATGTTTTCAAAGAGATTAATTTCCCGGAATTAGAGTTGCGTCATTTACTTTGTATACGCTTACGATACTATGGTAAGGAGGACGCAGGTGTTAAGGCAATTGTTAAACTGTTGAATGATTGATAAAGATTTTACTTTTGTGGTCTTGTATGAGTAACGTATACAACCCGAATTTGCTGACACTACACAAGGCTTTCACATCCGGTAAGTCCGGCATGTTGATGGAGGGGTCGTCACGTAGTGGTAAGACATACTCATCAATTGATTTCTTAGTATGGCTATCTACTCAGATGCCATCGGGTACTACTACCAACATAATCAAAGAAACCTTTGCATCGTTCAAGACAACCCTATATCGAGATTTCAATAAACGGTTGCCTGCATTCGGTATACAATCTCCGTTTGCCGATAAGCATAACGTTAATAGCTTTAAGCTATGGGATAATCAAACGGAACAAACGCGATTGCCTTCTAAACTCCTCGCCTGATTGAAACCAATTAGGGTTATTCAACACGGCAACTAGCTTGCTGTTCT